GTCCTCTCCTTGATATATAGATTGTTCTAATAAAGCCATTTCTTCATTTGTTTCGCCCATACTAACTGGGTTTTTAGTAGGCAAAGTGGCATAATCTTTTTGCTTACCTGCAACCCAATATGTGGATGTTATCTCTTTAGATTCAATTTCAAAAAATCTAAATGGTTGTTCAGCAGACTCAGATGTATATATGCTAGAACCTAATGAATTTAAACTGTCCACATTAACCAGTTTAAAATCATCACAACAAGAAACAAAAATGGAAACTCTCAAATTCAAAATTCCATCAGGGCTTTGTATTCTTGTAACTGGACGAATAGTCAAAGCACCATTCGAAAATAAATCAGTTCCAAAACCAGATGTCATTCCTTTCAATGGGTTAGCTTGAATATCATTGTAAATATCCAAAATTTTCTTGTGTGGTACATGTTGTGACCATGGAACCTCAATTGTAACATCGGAAGATTCTTTTGTATCCATAATAACAGTAAAATTCTTTGGATATAAAGAATTACTATTACCAGACTCCCTTGCAGGATCATAAAATATAGCAAAAGAACCTGCATGCAATTGTGTTCCTGTGACAACAAATCGAAATTTCATTCCGCCTCGCCAATAAGAAAAATGCTGAGCAATATTGGATATAGAGGTTGGAACTACTCTTAAAGTACTTGAACCTGGTGTGCCTAACCAGGTATAATCAGCCAACATAGGATTCACCTTTAATGTATAAACAGTATCTCCCACATTGTTAGATAAGGCAATTGGAAATGTAACTAAATAATTTTCTATTGAAAATAAATACTTAAAGCTCATTTCATCTATTTCGCCCAAACCCACTACTCGTGGATCAATGGTGGTCTCAACTTTTGTTGTTAAAGCTAAAGGAAAAGAAATATCTTTCCCATCAGATACAGCTAAATTATCAGCTGGCCTAACTTTAACTGGCATATTCGGCGACTCGTTTGTTGGAAAAGAAAAGCCAAACAAAGAAGCTATACCTGAAATAGCATTAGCCCCAATTTGAGTAGCCAAGGCAAAAGGTCCTAAAACAGGGACGTCTGTCAATCTACCTGCTATAGATGCTACAACACTGGATGGTCCAGAAACTGGGCCATCACCAGTATATTCATCATTATTAGAGAATCTAACTGATGGTTTGCCAGTAACTTTAACAAAGTTTTTATTTTTAGATAATTTATTGTCACCTTTAGCTTCTATGACATATGGTGAAAAATATGTAAATTCTTGTTCTGCTGATTCAACAGTAGCTCCTGATAATAGAACATCTGTTGCATAAGCAAAAACAGTAATTGATATGTCATCAGTTCCAGAATCTAATTGTTGTAAATTAACAAAACTTCCTATCTGTATTATACCCATATCATAATTACCTTCTATATCTTCAGGTGCACCAGTTGGTACATATAATGCATTATTTTTAGCAAAAAATGGACAACAAATACAACCATCATCAGAGGTGGAAACATTTAATATAACATTTGGTCTCTGAGATCGGGTTATAAATTGAGTTGTACCTCCAATAGTTGTTATTTCTCTATTAAAAGTTCCATATAAATATGAAGCCATTAAAGCTCCCATATGTTTAGGAGTACCTCTTACGTATATTTGAACCATCAATTGATACTTAACAACTAAATACGTATTCAATTTATCTCTGATGTCACCATTAGAAAAGAAAAGTTGATGAGGATTAAAAGTATCAGCAAAAGCTGAATTTACAGACCATGTTAATGATCTAATTAAAACAGGACGGGATAGAAACTCTGATAAATAAGCGGGAGCTTGAAACACTCTATCAAAAGTTGGATCTAAAAGATTACCATTATACATAGCGGCTGTCTTTTCAGTATCTCCAACAACTTGTTGAATAGTATGTTCTTCACAAATTTCTTCCCCATCTTGTTCAACATGAGTTTCGTGAGTTTTTTGTTCTACTGCTGATTCGATAATAAATATTCTCGTATCTAATCTAGGTACTAATTCTTCTCTTGTATCGTCAAGGGTAACGTGCTGTTGATTTAGGATTGCACTTCCTGCAGTTATTCCGTAAACTGCTGCAACGGTAAAATAATTATAAATGTCAAATCTAACCTATTCATTTTAAGGTGGGTAATTCGCTAAAGCTAGGGTTATGTTGGTTAAACGCCCGACCCACCATATCGAACCTGTTATAGTCCAGGTCCAAAACTTTGTGCAAAGTTTCAACATATCCACAAACAAAAAATTCTTCTTTCACAAAACTAGATATTACTTCGTTATGTTCCAAAATTATTTTGAGTTTTTTAAAATATCTTTCAAAACTTTGCTTACCATGTAATGACATTTCACGTTTTACGTTTAATATGATGTCAGCAACTTGCTCTTCTACACATATGTTTTTAGAATATGTGATAACAGTTAACATCTTATGTAACGTATCAATAGAAATAGGGCAAATCCATCGTTTAATATCCCAATTAAAAACAAATTTTCTTTTAAGAAAATCAGCCTCTTTGATATCAATAAATGGTTTTGATTCTGTTGTTTTATCAGCCATGGTATACTTGATATTCTTTGTTGCAAAAAATTTCACTAGACCTGTATGTGAAAATCCTGCTTGGGCAGCAACAGAACTAACTCCCATAATGTTATCATCACCTAATGTAGCTAAATGTACATTATCATCAAAAACATCAAGTGATAATTTAGTAATTTCCATAAATGCATATCTAATATACATGGAATTTACAATTGAATTAATTATTACTGTTAATGGATGACCAGATTGGTTACCTCCATAAAACATGGTAACATCACCATTATAATTAACAAAAGGATAAGATAAATCAGTTGCAATTCCTTGCTGTATTCTTATATCTTCATCTGTAAATTGATTTGACAACCTATTAAGATC